CACCGTCACCAGGGAAACGCGGCCCGCCTTTCAGCGTGCTCGGGTAGAACTCGGGATATTCCTCGGCGACTGCCTCGGCGAAATACTTCGCGAGATCCGTCGCCGGCTTGTCGACGAGCGACGGCGTTCCGCTCGCGTTCAAGTCGAACCGCTCGCCGATGAGCTTTAGCAGATCCTTAACGCGCTTCGGATTGACACCAGCGGCGAGCGCCATCGTTTCGAGCCGGCCGTCGAGCTTGAGCGACCGTAATTCTTTCTCGGCTGCGGTGAGCTTCTCGGTCGTCGGCGCGTATTCCTTCGCGATATCGGCCCGCATTGCGGCGAGCTGTTCGTCGGTCACGCCGGCGGCGCGTGCTTTCGCCGCGTCCTCGAGCTCTTTAACGCGAGCCTTCGCGAGTCGCGCCTCGTCTTTCTGGCGCTCATGCGCGTTCTTGAGCGCCGAAACATCTTCGATGTTCGGCACGAACGCGCCATCGCGTTGCACGTATTCGGATCGGAACGCTTCGGGAATCTCCTCGAGCGTTGCGAATGTAGGGAGCGGCATACTCGGCACTCTCGGTGCTAAGGGTATGCCGAACGATGCGAGGCGAGACACTCGCGGCGATACCGAACAACGCGGCGACGTGCCTACGCCGTAGGCACGTCCCGCACGCCGGCGCTAGATCGTCGGCTCGGCGGCCGCCCCATACTCGGCCGCGAGCCCGTGCGCCTCGAGGTCGAACGCGAGCGCGGCGTCGTCGCGGCCGGCGCGAGCAAACGCCGTATTGAGCCACAACGCGAACGACGGGTTCGCGCTTTCCCACCGATCGCCGAATAGCTGCGCGACGTTCGTCCCGTCGGTTGCGCTCATCTCGGCTTCGAGCTCCTCGGCGTTCGTCATAGCTGCCTCATGATGGGAGTTGAACTAACCGCGTCGAGCCAGGTCGCGCCGCACGCTGTACGCCGGCACGCTCGAGGCGAATCCATACGGTACACCGGCAATTCGGATGCAGCGTCGGCCCCATTACCGCGCCTTCCGGCGTCATGAATGGATCGTTAAGCCCGACGCCGCTTTCGTTCATGCTCGGGATCGGCTCGCATACGTCGCATAGCCGCTCATCGGCGGCCGTTACCCAATAGCGCCGCACTTCGGCCGCGGTAAACGCGCCTTGCTCGATGCCGGCCGCCCACGACGCCGACGTCGCATCGTTCGCGGCTTGAATGGCGGAAGTCCTCGCGAACGTTTGCGCTCGCCAGCCGACGAGCTTCGAGCGGTAGGCGGCGACCATCTTTTCGATTTCCGCCGGCGTCAGATCGCCGCGCCTGAGCGCCTTGTCGTATCGCTTATTCCTGAGCGTCCGATCGAGCGCGTCGGCGAGCCGGCCCTCCTCGAGCGCCTTGCGGAACGTGCCGACGATACGCACATCGTACTCCGTGAGCCCGCCGCTCGAGATCGTCGCACGCAACGCGCCGGCGACTTGCCTCGGCCCGATGCCCTTCGCGAGCTCGGTCGCGATCGTCTCGCGCAAGCCGGCGCGGATCTCGAGCGCGACGCGTGCAAACGCGCCATCCTCCCAACGCCGCACGCCGGCAATAATCGCCGGCGACAGCACGGGAGCCTGAACGATAATCCGGCCGGCTCGAGGCAAGGCGCGAACCGCTCGAGCGGTTAGCCGAATCACGCCGCCGGCATACTTCGACCGGAGCGACGCGAACGCGGCGACGACGTCGGGAGCACTGAACACGGCGTTTAACGCGCCCTCGACGTCGCCGGCGGCAATCCGGCGCGTGAGCTCGGCCAGGTTCGCACTCGAGAGCGACGCGACGGCGTCGAGATAGGCGCGAGCGAGGGACGGCTCGAGGCTATCGGCGAACGCCAGGATTCGCGCCGCGTCGCGCTCGGCCGGCGTCATCCTCGAGGGTTGCAATCGTCGAGCAGCTTCCGAGCGAAGTCGGCCGCCAAATACAACGCCTCGTCGGTCTCGAGCCCTTCCTCGAGCAGCGACCGGAAATAGACCGCGACCGGATGCGACAGATCTCGCGCCACGGCTCCCAGGGTGTCGACGGCGTGCGTTCGCTTCGCTTCCTCAGGTGTCGGCATAGGCGGAAAGCTAGGGAGCCCGTGAGACTTCCGCCTTTAGCGAAACGCCGGATTTAATTGCCCGATTAAAGTCAGGGGTTGACATATGCGGGCATATGCCCGTATATATCCTGAGTCAACACGAACGCCGTCACCTACTGGGCAACGCCCGAGGCAATACCGTGAGAACCTTTCTTACCGAATTCCCCGATTTCTCGGCCGCGGATATTCCGGCCGAACTGCTCGACGCGTCTCGCTGGTCTGATGTTTCATGGCATAACGAGCTCTGCCCGCGGTTCGTGTCGGTTGCGACGTATCAGAGCCTCGGCCAAACGTGCCGCGGTTGCGTATGGGTCGACCACCAGAGCCCCGAGCTTCGCGAAGAGGACAGCTTGCCGCGGTTTAGCGTCACGCTGGTCACGGCCGACGATTGCGACGTTCCCGAGGCATGGGCCGACGCTAGCGGCGTCGACTGCGATACATGGGCCGAGGTTGTCGCCGCGATCTCCACCACCACCGAGGCACGCTAGATGCCAGCCGAAGCAAACCGAAACGCCGCAATATATCTCGCGGCGCTTTCGGATCTCATAGACGCGAGCGGATTATCTATCGCCGCCTTCGCTCGGCTTGTCGTCGGCCGCGACGAGCGAACCGTGCGCCGATGGCTCTCTTGCGAGATCGATATACCGCGTCAGGCCGGCGAATGGATGCAACGCGTTCGCATCCACCACGCCGCCGGCGAGATCACGATTCGCTTTACTGTGCCGACAACGCCGGCGCGGTAGGTTCGCCGGCGTTCCCCGTCTGTTCCGCGATATCGGCCGCGTTCTGACGATCTGCCTCGGCCTCGGCGATCGCCTCGAGCGCGGCCGTTTCGACGTCGAAATCGTCAGGCAACGCGCCCGACTTAAGCGCGTAGAGCATCGCCTCGAGCGGGAGCCCGCCCTCTTTCCACGCGTCGAGCATGAGCCGCAAGAATGCCGGATCTCGCACGTCGGCGCGGAAGCTCGTCGCCACCGTGAAATAGGTATCGCGCACGACTTCGCCGCCGAGCATTTCAGACAGCAACGCGCCGAGCCGGTTAAGCGAGTCGCGAAACGATACCGCGATCGCCGCGAGACTCGCGTCCTGTCCTTTCTGGTCGATGCGTGCGGCCGTTGCGGTCGCATTGCTCGAGGCTTCGCCCGAGACGAACGAAAGCGATACCGACGCGGCGCGGCGCTCGATCTCGGCGAGCTCGCGTTCGGTCGGTGCGAACGCATCGGCCGGAGGCGCGATCCACTGAGCCGAACCGCCGAGCGGCAAGTCGAGCGCCTCAGTCGGTCCCATTGTCGTACTCTGCTCAGTGTCTTGATAGCCGACGCGAACCAACCAGGGAAAGCACGCCTGTTTCATGCTCCATCGGCGATCGCTCAGCACGTTGTAATGTGCGCGGTTTAGGTGCGCGAGCTCAGACAACGGAGGCGCGGATTCGCCGAACGGCGCGTCGGGATTCGCCGAGAATTCGACGACGGGAAGCTCGTCGGTCGTGATCGCTTCCACCGGCCCGAACGCAACCGCTTCGCCTCGATCGTTGAGACGGTACACTTGCGATTCGTGCCGGCCTCGAGCGATCCGACGCAATACGCGGAACTGCTGCACCGATGCCATGCCGAACAAACCGTCGGCCTCGGTTACAGACTCCTCGAAAACGATCTGTGTTAGGATCTCGCGAGCGCCGACGCGTTCAACGCGTACGCTTCGCACCGAATCGGCGCGGTACAATGTGACATAGGGACGCAACGCGAGCGCCTGTTCCTGAGCGCGGTTAAGATCCGTTCCGACAGCCACCGGCGACGATGCTACGGCGACGGTCCAGCCGTCGAGCAGCATCGAGCGTAGCACGCCGCGAGCCCAAACCGAACCGCCGGTCTGCCGGCCGTCGATATCCTGCCATACGGCCGCCAGGCGCGGCGACGTGCCATCCTCGAGCGCCGGCGGTTCGGCAATCATAAGCCCCTCGGCGCTACGCACGGCCGACGAGAGCAGCCCAAGCACCTCGGCGAGCGGAAGCCGAACGGTATAGCTCGCCGGCATTTCCCGCGGCAAGCGCGGGAGATACGTCTCGGTTTTCAAGTGAACGGCGTCTGTGCCGTCCATGAAATCGCGACAACGCGTTCGCTGCACCTTGAACTTCTCGAGGCGCGGGTCGGTCCATGCGGGAGAATTCGTCGCGGCGAGGCTCATATCGGCTTGAATTAGAAGGGTGTAAACTGCGAGCGACGCGCCACGATATCGGCGATCGGATAACGGAAGTCGACGTAATACCCGAGCGCGTCGCTCATATGCGTAAGCGAGCGATCGGCGTTCTTGTCGATCTCACCAGAGCCACCACGCACGGCCGGCACGCCCTCGAGATCGCGAACCGTGCGCGGCGCGGCCGAAGGGTCGACGAATAGACGGCGCGTGCCATCGCTCGAGCATAGGCGCGTATTCACGGCGTTGACGCGAGCGCGTTCGCTAGGGTTCGACGGTTTCACATGAAACGCCACGCGAGCGCCGAACCCCTCGAGCTTTTGCGACGCGTCGCCGGCACGCAACACGCGCCGAGCGATTTCCCAATCGCTGCCGGCGGTCTGTGCGGTGCCTCGAGCGCCGCCCGATGCGTCGCCGTACACTTCGATTCGGCCTGCGTGCTTGCCCCAGGTCGCGAGCAGCTTCCGACAAACGATCTCGGTCGTACTGTTGTCGTCGATCCATACCTCGCCGAGTACCGCGGTAATCGGCTCAGACGTCGGCGACAGCCGAACGGATTGCAGCACGCACGCGACGCCAGGAGACACGTTAAAATCGAGCGCGAAGATTAACGGCGCGTTGACGTCGTACCGGTCACGTAGCCGCGCCTTATTCGCGTCGGTAAACGCGTGATAGATCCGGCCGGCAAAATTCACGAACGACGCCTCGTATTCCTGCGCGAACGTGAGCGCGTCGAGATCTCTCCGAGCCGCGGCGATTTCCGCCGGCGGAAGAATGTCGGCCGAGAGCCACGTATACGCGCCCCATTCGCTTTTACTGCCATGCTCGAGCATCGAGGCGACGGCCGCCGTATATCTCTCGTAATAGTGATTCCGCCCCTCAGGAACGCCGGTGAGATCGCACCAGCCGTTCCGATCGGCGAGCGCCGGCCGCACGTTCTCGCCCCACGCGCCAGGCTTCATGTTCGCATACTCATCGAGCCCTCCGCCGTCCCACGGACTGCCCTCGATGCGTTCCGGCTTGTCCATGCCGAGCACGACGATTTCGGAGCCGTTGACGAGCCGTATCGTGAGCTCGGATTCGCTCGGCGTGCCGGCCCAAAATTGCCGCGTCATCGCTTTGAGATCCGCCCAGAAAATGCGCTTCGCTTGGTCGCGAGTCGGTGCGCCGGCAAAGAACCGCGGCGTTTCGTTGTGCGTGATTCCCTCGAGCGTCAACGCTTTGCGGCGTAGCTTGCGCTTAAACCGCTCGGTTTTCCCTGAGCGTCGACCGGCCGGCACGACGTTAAATCGGTGCGGTGACGTCGCGTAGGCAAGCTGCGTCGGGTGCGAGCGTAGCGGGTAGAGCCTCGAGTCGGCCGGCGCGGTCACTCGGCGAGCCCTTCGGCTCGATCGCTTGCGCGGATCGCCTCGCGGATCGCGAGCGCCATAGCAGCCGGATCGGTCGCGGCTTCTCGCTTCTCGTCGAACATTCCGAGGTGACGCGCCACGCTGTTAAGCGCGGCTAGCTGATCGTGCATTTTCACTTCGAGCCCGTCTTTTGTCTGCTTGACGCCGGCGAACAATCGACGCGCCGCCGGCGAGAGCTTGCGCGTATCGGCCAGGACGAGACGCTCGACGCCGAGCCCGTCACACTTCGGACAGTCCTCGAGCGGATCTCGCCGGCCGTTGTACCCCGTTCCGCCGAGCTCGTCGAACGTAAAAACGTCGGTCGGCTTCCCGTTCTTCCGCCTGCTGAATGCCTCGAGCGCCGCGGCTCGGCGCTTCTCTTGCTCGAGCTCAGTCTCTTGCCATTCGTGCGCCTCGCCGTGACAGTACCGGCAACACGTTCGACGGTATTCCGTGAGCTCGGTCGGATCGGCGTTCGCCAGGGTCCAGAACTGCCGCAATACGGCGTCGGCCGTGATCTCGAGCCGCTCGGCTCGAGCGGCTTGCGCTGCCTGAATCGCCGCCGAAACGACAGCATTCGACAACAACCGCGTACCCTCGCGGTTCGCGGTTGCCTTGCTGTACCCTGCACGCTGCGCCGCTGCGGTCGCGTTGAGATCGACGAGATACTCGCGAACGAATGCCGCCCGACGCGGCGTGAGGGTGTCAGTTGCCATGCTGTAGCTAGGCGGCCGGATCGAGCGCCGGCAATGCCTCATCGGTCGAACGTGCCGACGTTGTAGGCATATCCGGCCGCGGCGTTCGGTGATGCAATTCCGACGGGAGCACCAGCGAATAAACCGCCGCGCCTCGATCGGCGTCGCCATGCTTGCGGATATATCCCCGCTTCTCGAGCGAGTAGAGCGCACGCCGAACGGTGTCTCGATGCATGGCAAGGGAATTGCTTACGGCTTGCTGATAGACGCATCGCTCGGCGTCGCCTAACACTTCCACCAAGTAAACGAGCACCTGAAAAGCGAGGTGATTGCGGATACGGCTGTCGCGAATGCCGAGCGCAATCAACGGGTGTCGGGTCGTTTCGGTCATGCCGCTCGCTTCGTTGGTCGTTTGCGTGCGCTCGGTTCGGCTCGGAATCCCCGAGCCGCGGCGAGGTCGATCAATTCCCTGCACTTCCGCAATGCCTCGCCGCGGCCCGCGTCGCGGCCCAGGAGCGACAGAATAACGCGGAACGTCTCTTGTGTATCACAACACGTTGCGAAGCCCCCAGCGTGCCATTCTGTCGAGAGCCAGCGGTATTGAGCGGCTGTCAGCTTCCCGCCAGGTCGTTTGAGCTCCACCCACACGCGAAGCCGGCGGCCGTCGTGAACGTATCGCCGATCCGGTAGCCCTTCCTCGATCATCGTCGCCCGCGGCTGTTCGTACCGCTCGACGCGCCAGCCGAGCGCCTCGGCGAGCCCGTCGCACGCCGCGGCTATGTCTTTCTCGGTGAACCGTACGGCGCTCATGCGACGCCGCTCGATCGTGCGCGTTCCCTGAATAGCCGGTCGGTGTAGTCCTCGACGCTGCCGGCCATGCGTCGCCATTCCTGAGCGGTGAACCGTGCCGGCAATCCGCCGGCGTGCGCCTCGGCCTCGGTGAGACGCCGTCGCGCCTCGCCGGTGCCGGTGTCGATCCGATCGCCTGAGCGGATCGCCGTCGCGGGAATGCCGTAGCGAGCTAGAAGCTCGGCGTCGGCCTTTCGCTTATACCACGACGCTTTACTCATGCCGCCTCGTCGTTCGGGAAGTCGGCCGGCGGTTCGATCGCGTCAGTCGACGGCGTCGGATTGTACTGCCGGAACTGTTGCCGGAACTGCGCGATCGCCTCGGCGCTCGCTTTCCGGCGTGCGGCGATCTGGTCCTCGGTTTCTGCCGCTTCGGTGACGATCGGAACGGCGACGATCGCGCCGGCGTCGTTTCGTTCGCCTCGAGTCGGCTCGGCCGGCGTATGTCGACGGATCTCGGCGGCAAGTCGTGCGGCTGTTCGGTCCTCGAGCGTTGCCGGCTCGGGTTTCTGATCGGCGACGCGCCGGAGATATCCGCGAAAGAGTCTGACGCTCCACTCAGCGCCGTTCGCCGCCATTTCTGCCACCGCTCGCATAACGTCGGTGACGTCGGCGTTTCGGCCGGTCGTTTCGCCTCGGCATACTTTCATCCCCGACGCGAAGCTGTAGAGCTCGAGGATGAGCGCGTCCGGTTGCCGGTGCGTTCTGAGCAAAGCGTCGAGCGCCATCGCTTCGTGCGGCAACGCCGCGGCGCGTAGCTCGGCCTCTTGCTCAGCGTAGACAGAACGCGGAACGGTAACCGGTGCCGGCTGTCGCTCGCCGCCGAACTTCTCGTCTAGCTGCCGATGCTCGGCCGGCGTGAGCTTTTGTATTCCGGTCCGGTGAACGCCGTTCGACTGACTGCCGCTCGGTTGCGCTACGGTCGTACTCGCAATCGTACCCGTACCCGTAACCGTAACTGCAACCGTACCCGCAACCGGTGTCGTTGCATCTGTTGCACCTTGTTGCAACAAGCTACCCCCGCTGTTGCAAGCTGTTGCAAGCGGTTGCAATAGCGTTGCCCCTTTTCGGCTATTGCACACGCGACAGAGCACGCGAAGGTTGCTCGGCTCATTCGTGCCGCCTTTCGCATACGGTACGATGTGGTCGATCGTGAGCTGATCCGTCGTATTACAGTCGACGCACCGGCCGCCGTCGCGCTCCATAATCTCGACGCGAAGCACGCGAGAAATCCACGGCCGCGCTATTCGGCCGTTAAGCGGGTCGACGCCTTGCGTCACGCTACCAGGCGGGTCAGGGTCAGCCGACGGCGATTCGTTCCTGTGGAACGTCTGCCACCGAGCGAATGACGGGATATAGGCGTACTCCCTGCCCTCGGCGGTGTATTGGCGAATAAAGTCGCTTTCGGCGAGCGCGTGAAGAATCGCCGCGAAGTCGACCGCGTCGTCGTACGGCATGATCGAGAGCTTTAACTCTCGCGGCCGCCAACGGAATACGCCTCGCTTATCTGCTTGACACCAGAGCCCGCAATACGCCAAACGGAGCGGAAGCCCCGATAGCCGTTCCGCTTCGTAAAGGTCGGAATGCGTGAAGAAATCCGGCGAGAGTAGCCGCTTACGCGCCACGCGCCCCCCTTGGTCGATCGGTTGCCGCGGTCGCGACGGGAATCCCGCGAGCGAAGTCGATGAGCTCCTCGAGCACGTTCGCCAGGTCGACACGCTCGCCGATCGTTAGCGGAAGTGTCGGAACGCGTAGCCGGTCACGGTGCCGGCGTGCGAACCTGAGCACGGCATCGCGTTGCTGTTCGGTGTGAATCATCGGTCCCCCTTCGGAAACGCTCGAGCGCCGAGGCGCGGTTCGGCCGCGGCGCGATCGGCGAACCGTTGCGCGAAGTCGGCAAGATTAGTCAGCACGCCGGCGATCTGTTCTCGCTCGGTTTTCGCGCTCGGTGTAGAAAACGGAAGTCGCGCCGCGAAGCCTTTCGCCTCGCGAATCGTGCGCTCGAGTTCTGTGCGGGTCTGGATCATGCGGCCGCCTTGTTGCGGTTCCGCTTCTTGACGGCGTGCGCCAGCTTCGCCGAAAGCATGATCGTCGGTCGGATCTCCACGGGAGCGGCGTCGTACCCTACCCGCCCGTTTCGGCCACCGCTCAAACGCGGAAGTATCGCCCTCGGGACGCTCTCCCAGTTGCTCGCGTCGGTGTTCATCCGGTTTCCGTCGAGGCTCTTGAGAGCAAAGCCCTCCGGTATCGGCCCGTTGACGGCTTCCCAGTTCACAATGTGCGTTTGCCGCCAATTGTGAACCCATGACACCATGCGTTCGTCGGCGATCTTGGTAAACTGGTAGCCCTTGATAACGCGGACGCTGCCAATAGGACGCCAGTTGCGCGGCGCTTGCGCCTTCTTGTACTGCGTTTGGCCCATGCGCCCAGGTGACCAGCCCTCCGGCCGCTTAACCCCCTTGTTCAACGGTGCCGCGCCCTTCGCGTACCACGCGGCGGCCCCTGTGCTATTCCCGCGCTGAAGTCTTCCAGCCGCCGGAGTCGCCAAGTATTCAGGAGACTTACGCAATCCCAGCTTTCGCGCCCTGCCGATAACTGATCCGACGGGACGACCAAGCATCGCGGCAACCCGCGCCGTCGGCATATCAGCGAAGAACTTGCGTAGCATGGCGTCACCTTCGGCCGTGAATGGCTCGCGCATTGTCGCCCAGCCGTGACGGGTACATAGCGCCTTGATGTGAGCGGCCGACACGTCGGCGCGGCCAAACGCGGCGACAAATGCGTAACGAAGGATCGAGCGTGGAAGGTCGCGGTTCGCATAGATGAACCTTAGCTCGGCTTCGCTGTATCGAATCGCACCCCGCTTCATTGCGTCATCTCCTTCGCGCCGCTCGGCAACGCCATCGTTGCCGGAAGTGTCTTTAGCATCGCGCCACCATGCGCGGCGATCAGCTTCGCGCCTTCGAGCTGCAACGATGCTGTATCGACGATCCGGTCGGCGATCTGCACGACAGATTGAGTCCGCTGGATTTCGTGCGCGAGCGCATCCTCTGAGATCGACTCGTCGGTGAGCCGTTCCAGTTGCGCGAAAAGAATGTCGTTCAGGTCGGTGAGTCGGTTCTTCATGCCGCACCCCGAATCGGATTCGCGTAGTCGATCGGCGACTCGTCGCGCCGCGTCGCCACCGGCAAGCCGAGCGCACGCGCCCGAATCGGGTGAATCCACGGCACGCCGCCGCTTTCGATCTCGAGTCGAGGAGCCGGCCCGAGGACGTAGAGCTTTCGCGAGCCGTTGCCGACGCGTTTCGTTTGCGTATGCAGCACGCCTTTACGGATCGCGGCGCGAAGCGTGCGACCGATGAACGACCGCGAACCGCATTCGACGGCGACGACGATCTCGCCGACGGTTTTCGGTCCGTTCTGCTTGATATGCGCGAGGATCTTCGGGAGCGGCTCGAGGGTGTCGCCACGTAGCGGCGTCGTGAATGCGGGCTCAGGTGTCCAGCCGTTGCGAATGCGCTCGCGAGCTGTTTCTCGAGGCACTCGAGCGCGGTCGCGCCATTCGGTCCAGAGCTCGAGCATCGTTCGCGAATGCTGTTCGCGGTTCCCTGTTCGGACGGTTACCACGTTTTCACCTTGCCGGCAATCGTGAGGAACTTCTCGACGCATCGGTCGAGCGACGGGAGCGCCGCGTACCACACTCGAACGGCGATCGCGGCGAATGCGAGCGCGATCGGAAGTCGGAAGTCACGCGTCACGCGGCCGCCTTGCTCGAGGATGACGCGCCCCAAACGATCGCGGATCGCCCCGAGACGGTTTTCTTTTTGCCGACGGCGACGACGAGCCCGAGCCGCTCGAGCTCCTTGCGGCGCGTGCGTATGCCGCTATCGGATTGCCTCGGGAGCTTGATCGAGAGCAGCCATGAGCAGTAACGGCCGACGAGCTCCTCGTCGTCGATCGGTCCATACTCGGCCAGGACGCGCAAAACGGCCGATTGCGAGTCGCGCAGTTTGTCGGCGTCGATGCTTGCCGCGGCTTCGTGCGACGTTTCGGGATCGTTCCGGCGTGCGAATGCGGCGTCGGTTTGCATCATGAGCGCCCCCGTTCGCGTGCGTCGGTTTCTGCGTTGCGGCGAGCGCCGGCGCGGTATTCCCGCACGGTCGCCGCGAAGCAAGCGAGCGCCAGAACGCCGAGGATGATTTCAGGAGCGTAGCTCATGCGGCCGCCTCTGCGCTCGCGATCGACTCGAGGAAGCGATCGGCGGTGATCTGTGCGTCGTCGGTGAGCCTGAGCTCGATATGATGCCGGCGGCCGGCATTCTTCCCGAACGTATAGAACACGTCAGCCATGCGCCGGCCGTAATAGCGTACCAGGTCAAGCGAGCAGCCGATCGCCGCGGCGATATCCCTCGGCCGCGTCACGCCGGCGCGGATCTGCTCGCGGATCTGTTCGCAACGCTCGGCGGCCGGCTTGTGAATCTCCGGTCGTACCGTCGGCGTGCGCCTTGGTCGGCCGCTCATGCGCTCACCTTCCGGCTTACCAGAGCGCGGCGCGTTACCGTTTGCTCAGGAGAGTTTTGCTCCCGTAAGGTTTCCGGCAGCAAACCGGCGGCGAGCGTGCGAAGCGTGAGCGTGAGCTCGCGGGTTCCCTTCTCGAATGTCATCGAATCCACCCACGGACGTAGCAGCGTCCTTAATTCGTTTCCCGTCGCAATACCGGCGAGCGCGACGAAATCGCGCCCCCGTGCGGCGAGCCGTTCAACGTGAGCCCGTCGCGCCGCGTCGTCGATCGCGACGGCCGGCGCTACGCTCACGTTCTCGAGGTCGCGGCGAATTGCCGCAATCCTCGGTCCTGCCTCATCGTTTGTAATCGTGCCGGCTTCGACGGCCGCGACGAGCCGATCGCGCCGAGCCTCGAGCTTCGCTCGCGTTAGGTGGGCGATCGGCTTCGGTGCCGCGGCGCGGTTCGCGAGCCGAGCGCCGAACGCCGCACGAATCGCGGCCGCCGACGTTTGCGCTTTGACGTGCTCGGCGACTTGCTCGATGACGGTCCGCTCGAGCAGCGTCGAGCTAATCGTCGTCGCCCTCGGTGGGCATCGTTTTTCACGGCCACCGGCACATATGTAGAAGTGAACGCGCTTACCGGTGGCGAGCTTCGAGCCGAGCCCGCCGCCCATAAACGGTTCTCCGCACGTCCCGCACGTTACGAGCCCGCGTACGCGGTAGTCGAACACGTCGCCACGCGCCGGAATCGCGACTAGCTGCGCCTGTACGCGGTCGAACGTCTCTTGATCGACTAGCGCGGCGTGCGTCCCTTCGACGCGGTACTCGGCCGGTCCTCGGCCGTATACGCCGCGTTCCATGCGCTCAGCCGTGCGCCGGCGTGCGGCGATCCGGCCGAGATACGTTTCGTTCTCGAGCAGCCCGTGAACCGTCGGACCGGCCCAGGCTTGCCGGCCGATCGTTGCGACCGGCTCAGTATTCAGCCACCGGCAGAGCGCCCGCATTGAATACGCGCCGCTCGCGTAGCGCCGGAATATCTCGCGCACGATCTCGGCCTCGGCCTCATGCGGAACCAGCTTAATCTTTTCGCCTCGCGCCTTCGGCTGTCCCCGCTCGAGCGTTCGCGCTTGCCCGACGGGATAGACAACGGCACGACGATAGCCGAACGGATCTCGCGACGCCCAAAACCCTTGCTTCGTCGTTCCGATCCGGCCGCGAGTCGTATTCGCCCTCAGGTTGCGACGGTACTCGCTCGCCTGAGCGCCACCGACGGCCCGCATAATGTGACGAATAGACGGATCGGCTATGTCGTCTGCCTCGGCGAACCGGACCACCCAGCCCGACGACTTGAGGCGAAAGCGTAGCGCCGCGGCTTCGTCGGGATCGTCGAACCGCCCGAATCGCGAATCGTTGAGCACCAGGACGAACGCCGGCTCGCCTTTCGGCTGTTTGTTCGCTTCACAATACCGAATGAGCGCGAGCAACGCCGGCCGCTTGCGAACGGTTGCGCCAGATAGACCGGCATCCTCGAACACGGTGCCGAGCGTATAGCCGAGGCGATCGGCGAGCGAGGCGAGCGCGTCCCGCTGATCGCGTAAGCTCGATTGCTTTTCGCCGGCTTGCGCCTCGCTCGAGACGCGAACGTATCCGATCGCTAGGACGGTCACGCGGCCGCCTTGAGGATCTCGGCGCGTTCGGCACGCTCGGCGAGCGCGAGCAGCGTGTCGAAATACGCGTCGAGCGGAACGATTGCCGGAATCGACAGCACTCGCGCCGCAATGCGAGGCGCGGCCGGTACGCGTGCCGGCTTCATGCTGCACCCCTGAGCGAATCCTCGAGCGCCGCGTATGCGACGCTCATTTCGCGGGAGCTCGCATCGAGCGGGAGCACGGTCGATGCCGATACGGTTCCGACGCCTTGCTCGGCCGGCCGCACCACGATTAGCTGTATCCCGTCCTCGAGGAATTCACGCGAGCGCCCGATCCTTGACGCTCGCGGCGTCGCCTTGCTGTTCATGATCCGTATTCCCCCTCGGGTACAACCAACAACGGGGTAACGTGATTGTTGCGGCGCACGATCATCCCGCCGGCGATCCGGTCGAACGTGTCGGAATCGCTCACGTAATGTTTCGGGCCGTTCTCGCACATAGCGCGGAACTGCTTACGCAACGCGTCCTGTTCCATCTCCTCGAGCGCGGCGTGGATCGCGTCGGCGTCGATCATTCGAGGCTCGCGCCGGCGGCCGCGAGCGCCGCGGTTTCGTCTGCGTCGGCGCGTGCGTCGAGGATCATTTCACACGCCGCGTTGACGCCGGCGTACCGGTCGCGCCGCTGTTCGTCCTTCGCGATCCAACCGCGTACCGCGTTGAGCTTCGCTTCGGAAAGGTTCGCCAGCGGTTGCCCGCCTCGGCCGCCCCATGCGCTTGAGTCACCAGGCAAGAGCATAGCCTCGGCCTCGGCGAGCGTGCGCGGCGTCGCGCTCGAGACGTCGACCACGGGACCAGCGGCGAGCGCCGGCACCTTGCCCGCCTCGAGCGCGTCGAGCGCGTCGAACGCGCCGGCCGCGCCATTGAGCGCCGCGGTCGGATCGCCGACGATCTCGAACGACGCCTCGACTTCGTCACCGGTGCCGATCGCGCCGCGTACTTCCGGCGAGAGCGGCGCGAACCTGAGCGCCGATTTCAAAACGGTTTTCGCCATCATCGGCAACGGGTGGCGCGCCCAGACGCCTTTCGGCGACTTGTCTTTCGCGTGCTTGTCCCGATGCGCGAGCACGCGATCGAGCTTCCACACTTCGTAAATGCGCTCGCCGGTCGCGAGCGTTATTATCGCGTAAACGTGCGTCAGGTTCGACGCATCGAGCGCCGGCGAATTCACGACACGATGCCGGAACTTCGTTCCGCTTTCGGTTTCTTCGTGCTCGAATTCGTCGCCGATCGAGACGTATCCCTCGCGTGCAAACTTGATCGCGCCGGCGCGTATCGCGAGCTCGACGACGCCTTTCACGCGTACCCAGCATTCGGCCTTGCCCTGAATCGGGACGATATCACACGTTTCGCCGATGCGAAGCCCGAGCGTTGCCATTTTGAGCACGCTACGGAATAGCGACAGCGGCGAGCAGTCGAGCAACGCCGGATTGTCGAGCGCCGCCGTGAGGCTTGCCGATGCCATCGCTTCGGCGCGAACGCCTCGAGGGAGCACGGCCGCGAGCTGCGGAAGGTTCTCGGTGAGCTGAGCGCGGAACGTTTCCTGTTTCGCGAGCAGATCCGACGAGACGCCAGGCACTAGGACCGGCTGCGGGATCTCAACGAGCGCGTGCGTCATGCGGCCACCTTGCGCGAACGCGCCGGCTTAATGTGGCGAGCGTGCCGGCCGGCAATCGCTCGAGCGAGGTACGCGACATCGTCGGCGTCGGCGTGAAAGCGTGCCCAGACGTCGCGCTCGGACGGCTCAAGCTTCTCGGCAATCCACGCGTACGCAACGGCCGCGACTTCGATTTCGTGCGCGTCGGGACGCGTGCGCCACGTCGTGCGGATCGCCACCATAGCGCGAAGCCGGTCGCCCTCGAACCGAATGAGCATCGAGCCGGCGAGCGCGATCCCGTGCGCTTCGGCTTCCCTATCCTGTCGAATGGCGGCGTTCATGCGGCCGCCGGCGTCGAAACGTTAGCGAGCGGCGCGACGAGCGTGTCGAACGCGTTGGAAAGCGCGAAGTTAGGACCGAGCGCCTTAACGAGATCCGTGGCAATGCTCACGCGAGGAACTTCGCCGACGGTCACGAACGGGAGCACCTGTCCAGCCTTCGCGAGCGCGATAACCGCGCCGGCGTCGAGCGACTCAGGAATGAGGCATAGCTCGGTGCGCTTCGCCCACGCGAGCGCGGCGTCGGCGTCAGTAATCGCAACCGTTTGCGTGAGCTTGATCTCGACGCCGGCGGCCGGTTTCTTCCCTTCGCCGACGAGGAACGCGGCCTCGGCGAGCACGCGCACTTCGCCTTCGAGAACGGCGACGTAATCAACCGACTGTTTGTGCCATGAAACATCGTCGGCGAT